GAGATGATCTAAGTAAGGTATCAGGACTTGGTGCATCTTTCCGCCGTAAAATGAATCGTGATCTTCAAAAAAGATTTGTAGGCATTGATGGTACAGAGACACAGCAAAATCTTATGGCGCAGGCAGTTACTGGCTACGCTATGTTTGATCTTATTGAGCCTCCATACAATCTAGAATATCTTTCACAGATTTATGAAATATCTGCATATAACTACGCAGCAATTAATGCTAAAGTTTCAAATATTGTCGGACTTGGATTTGATTTTATCGAAACAAGAAAAGCAGTTGACGCAATGGAAGAACTTTCAGATACTCAAGTTGAAAGAGCAAGACGCAAGCTTGATAGACTTAGACAAGATCTTCACGACTGGCTTGAAAACTGTAATGAAGAAGAAACATTTAAAGAAACACTAATTAAGTTTTATACCGATGTAGAGGCAACAGGTAATGGCTTCCTAGAAATTGGAAGAACTACAAACGGTAAGATTGGATACATTGGACATATTCCGTCAAAGACAATGCGTGTGCGTCGTCTAAGAGATGGATTTATTCAATTGCTTTATGGCAAGGCGGTATTCTTTAGAAACTTTGGAGATCAAGAAACTCCTAATCCAATCGCAGGCGGTCTAGATAGACCAAATGAAATTATTCATTTTAAGAAGTATACTCCAACAAATAACTACTATGGAATTCCAGATATTATTGCTGCATCAAATGCAATGGCTGGAAACGAGTTTGCTGGAAAATATAACCTAGACTACTTTGAGAATAAGGCAGTTCCAAGATATATTATTACTGTTAAGGGTGCAAAGCTTTCTGCAGAATCAGAGCGCAAGCTACTTGAATTTTTCCAAGTTGGTCTAAAGGGAAGAAATCATAGGTCTCTATATATTCCACTTCCTGCAGATACCTCAGACTCAAAAGTTGAATTTAAGATGGATCCAATTGAGGCGGGAGCACAAGAGTCTTCATTTAACGTATATCGTAAATCAAATAGAGACGAAATCCTTTTGGCACATCGTGTCCCAATTAATAAAATTGGAACCCCAGAAGGAATTAATTTAGCAGCTGCCCGTGATGCAGATAAGACATTTAGAGAGCAAGTTTGCCGACCAGCACAGGATATTCTTGAAAAGAAATTAAATAAATTAATTCAAGAAATGACAGATGCTCTAGAAATTAAATTTAATGAGCTTACTCTTACCGATGCTGATACTCAGTCTAAGATTGATGAAAGATTATTGAGAATGCAGGTAATTACTCCTAATGAAGTTAGAATTAGAATGGGCATGGTTCCTCTAGATGGAGGAGATGAAGTGGTTCAATTAAAGCCTCAACAACAGGCAGAAATTAGAACACAGGCCAATAATACTCGTCGCAGAGATCAAGAAAGACAAAATAATGCTCCAGATATTTCTGGAGAAGGCAGAAATGCTCAAGGCGACGGAAGACAAGTCGAGTAGTCCTGCTCAACCATTATTTGCCTTTTGATATATAAGTAGATAAAATAAACTATATGAAAATTGAGAAATCTCTCTGGTCCTCACATGGCGACGACATCGTACTGTCCGTCCCATTTACTAAAGTTAATCGTGAAAAGCGTACCGTATCAGGTTTTGCTACTCTAGATAACCTTGATCAAACTGGAGACCTTGTAACAGCAGAAGCAAGCCTAAAGGCTTTTGAAAATTTCCGTGGAAACATTCGTGAGATGCATGGATCAAATGCTGTTGGCAAGATGGTTTCATTTAAGCCAGAAACATTTTATGACCCAAAGACTGGCGAGTTTTACAATGGCGTTTATGTAGATGCATATATTTCAAAGGGTGCACAAGATACTTGGGAAAAGATTCTTGATGGCACACTATCAGGATTTTCTATTGGCGGAAAAATTATTGATTCAGAAAATGAAGTAAATAAGTCTACTGGTAAGACAGTAAGATTTATCAAAGACTACGCTTTGATGGAGTTGTCAGTAGTTGATTCTCCAGCAAACGAGCTCTGCAACATCTTATCAATTCAGAAAATGAACGGGCAACTATTGTTTAAGGGCATTGCAGCAGAGACTCAGGTAGAGAACATCTTCTATTGTGAAGATAGCGATTCTGTTTTTATCTCAACAGAATCAAAGTATACATCTCCAGTAAGTGGAAAAGAAGCGGCGCTAATTGGATGGATTGAAAGTAATGATGTAAACAAAGCAAAAGAGATAGATAAGATTCTTGATTCACATAAGAAATCAAGATTAACGTTGCCTGATACACAAACAATTGCAAAACAGGCAAACGCAGAAGGAGGTAATGAAGTGTCAGAAAACACAGAAAACGTAGCAGTTGAAGAAACACCTGCTGTCGTAGAAGAGACACCAGCTGTCGCTCCTGCAGAAGAAGCTCCAGTTGTTGAAGAAGCTCCTGCAGAAGAAGCAGTAGCAGACGCTTCTGCCGAAACTCTGGAAAAAGCAGCCGACGTATCAGAAGTTATGGTTGATGAACCTGATTTTGCAAAGATGCTTGGCGATCTAAAAGGCTTTTTCTCAGAAACTCTAAACAAGGCATCAGAGGCAAATGCTGCTCAAGTTACAGGTATTAAAGATACAGTTGAAACTTTCAGCAAGAGCGTAGATACTCGAATTTCAGAGTTGGCAGAACAACATGCAGCACTTTCAAAGGCTGTAGAAGAAATCAAGAACACGATTGATGGCGTAGAAAAGCGTGTCGATGCAGTAGAATCAGAGACTGCAATTAAGAAGTCCTCAGACCTTGGCGGGTCTCAGGAAGTAAAAATACAAAAATCAAAATGGAACGGTTCTTTCCTCGGTTCCGTAAATGAATTATTTAAATAATAAAGGTAGGTGAAAAAAAAATGAGTAACGAAATGTTAGAAAAAGCAATCGCAGCTAATACTACAGCTACCGCAACATTCGCATCCACAACTGGTGGATCTGGTGTACATGTTGGTTCCGAGAATGGTAATGGCGGATTGTTAAACCCAGAACAGTCTGCTCGCTTCCTAGACTACATGTTCGATGCTACCGTAATTGGTAAGGTCGCACGTACAGTACGAATGAGAGCCGACACAACAGAGATTGATCGTATTGGTGTAGGATCCAAGCTTATGGTTCTTGCAACAGAAGGTGACAACACTGGTGCAAACTCAGCAGTCACATTCTCAAAGATCTCTCTTACAACTAAGAAGCTTCGTTTGGATTGGGAGCTTTCAACAGAGTCTCTAGAAGACAATATTGAAGGTCCAGATCTAGAAGATCACATTGCACGTTTGATGGCAACACAGGCAGGTAACGATATCGAAGACGTTCTCCTAAACGGAAACACAGCACTAACATCAGATAACCTATACAAGGCATTTGATGGTGTTGTGAAGAAGTCTAAGGCTAACGGACACGTAGTCGATGCAGCAGGTGCAAACGTATCTCGTGCAGTATTCAATTCAGCATTGAAGGCACTTCCACGTAAGTACAAGCAGCGTCGTACAGACCTCCGCTTCCTTGCAGGTTCAAACTTGATCCAGGATTTCCTATATGCTAACAGCATTGGTACAAACCAGACAATTCCACAGGATATTGCTTCAAGCATCATCCGTGGCGATGTTCAACCACTATCAGGTCCAGCAGGATATGTAGCTCCATACGCATTTGGTATTCCAATCGTTGAAGTTCCACTTCTTCCAGAGACACAGACAGGTGATTATTCAGGCGCAACTGGCTCACACGGTGATATCCACTTGACATTCCCAAATAACGTAGTTATTGGTATCAAGCGTGATGTAACTGTCTACCGCTTCTTCTGGCCTCGTAAGGACTCAATCGAGTATACACTTTATACTCGTGTTGGTGTTCAGATCGAGCAGGCAGACGCATGGGTAGTTGTTAAGAATGTTAAGGTCGCTTCCTAATTTATAGGATTTAGATCTGCACGAAAACCCCCAGTTTAATAAATTGGGGGTTTTCATTTTAATTTAATAGTGATATAATTATATTTACCTAGAATAAGGAGAAACATATGTCATTTGAAACATTGAAAGTTTCAGAGCTAAAAAAAATTGCAGAAGACTTCGGAGTAGAAGTAGACGGTCTTAAGAATAAGGCAGATATTATAGCGGCACTCTCAGAAGAAGGCGTAACATGGTCAGTTTACGAAAAGACCACAAAGGCTTTAGAGGATGAGGCGGAAGATATTTCGGAAGAGGTTCTACCTAAGTTTGATCCTAAAAAGAATCAAGCAGAGGATACCGTTCTAGTAAGAATGGATAGAGCAAATTTCCGATACGACATATTGGGTCACACCTTTACAAGGGAGCACCCGTTTGTCGCTATGAACAAAGATCAAGCACAAGCAATTTTTGATAAGGAGGAGGGCTTTAGACTAGCAACTCCAAAGGAAGTTCAAGAGTTCTATAACTAAAGTCATTAAATGGCAGAGGTATACAAAGACAGATATGAGCCGATTAAAACCATTCTTTTTTGGAATGGTGAGAATGTAGATGCAGATGGTTCTGTTGTCGTAACTTTTTATGACATAACACAAGATCCAAGTATCGTACCAAGCATTAGCATAACTTCACCAATAATTGTTTTAAATGCAACTAAAATTGAAACTAATATTGGCTCCTATCAAGTTACTCTGCCAACAAACCTAACTGACAGAAAGAGAAAGTTTAAGCTAGTATGGTCTTATCAGGTAGGCGGAGTAGGTGCATCTAATACTACATATTGTGATGTAGTTATACCATACGCACCTTTAGATGAAGCGGTAGAAGCATTTGGTATTGGAGTTGATTCTAGTGATCCAAACTATAAGACATATGCTCAACTAAAATCTGCGGAAAAGTATGCTCGTCATCTTATAGAGGATTTTACTGGACAAGAGTTTAGTCCATACTATGACACAGAGGTAGTATATGGAAGTGATTCCGATATTCTTGTGTTGCCATATAGAATAGAGCAGGTCTATAAAGTATACGCAAATGATGTACTGCTTTATGAT